GCTGTGGGCTGCCGCCGTGGCGACCATGCACCATGCACAGACTCTCTGCCTCGCAGCCTGCTGGAGTTGCTGTCGGGTCGCTGCCGGGTCTCCATCAGAGCCGATGCCTGCTGCCGCATCCCGCTGCTGCACCACGTCTCGCTGATGGGTCTCCCTCATGCCTCACTCTCCTGCCTACACACCTCTCTCACACCTCTCTCACCACTTTCTCATCTGTCTCACACATGCAACTAGCTTGCATCATTAGCATGCATCCTCAGCCTGCATCTTTTTCAATCCAGCTTGCACCATTTTCTACTTAAATCTACTTAAAGTAATACTTGAAGTAAACAACGTAACTAGCTGATTATCTGTAGTTGGTAAAAAATGATAAAATTGAGAGGTAGAAAAGACGGACGAAAGGGGATGAAGAAAGGAAAGGAAAGGAGGGAGGAAGGGGGAGCAAATAAAGAGGTGATAGAGAAAGAAAAGGGATAAAGTATTGAAATAAGAAAAAGGAGGATGAAATGAAAGGCAAATTAATAAAACATGGGGATGGAGGTATATTCGCTATGATAGACTTTTGTTACACAGCGAAGCCCCAGCTAACAAAAGAAAACTCAATAATGGAATTTGATGTAAACACCGATGAATGGTGGATTTACGAAAAACTATAAAATGTTTCGCCTGCAATTCGGCACTAAGGTGCCGTGTAGGCATATAAGGAAATAAAAAAAAGATGAAAGACAAGGAAACAATTGAAAAAACGAACCAAATATTCCTCGAAGAACATGACGTAAAGTGTACAAAATTAGACAACGGTGTCTGGGAGTTGGAGAGTCATACAGACGGTGGTGGTGACCAGCTTGTCTATGTAGATAACCTCACTCGCGATGAGTTAGTTGAATACTTAAAAGATTACAATGTTAACGAAGAGACAAACATTTGGTTTCCTGATGGGCAACCAGGCAAAGGAGTGCCGTTTGATAATTATAAGGACTTGTGGGATGACATTGAGAACTGGAGAAAGTGGTTGCTGAAGATTGCCAAACGAATGCCAGATGGTGAAGAAGTAGACGAAAAAGAAACGAACGCGGTGGACCTGCTTGAAAAAGCCGACTTGGATAAACTGCAAAACGTATTTTTCGAGTATGCCGTTCAAGCCCCATCTTACATCTACGACTTCATCGAGTTGATTGACGAGAACAAGTTGCACGACTTGTATGTCGAGAAACTTAAAGAAATGCTGACGACTGAAGAAATCATCGAAAATTTTCAATAAATAAAAGAACAACGAAAAAACAATACGAGGTTGAGAACATTAATAAATTCATTTAAAAAAAAGGAGGAAAAAAATGTATATAGCAGAATATGAATATGTTGAAATCCAAATGAATATACCGATTCCGGAGCAGGGTCTGAAAGCGTTGACAAACAGTGAGAAAAAAACGCTCGGATGGTTCGAGAACTGGGAGGACGCACATGCATACCTTCGGAAGTTTTACGAAGAGGAAGGTGCACCCTTTAAAATAAAATACAGCTCTGAGTCAATCAGTATCACGGAGTACAAGGAAAAGCCGTGTGAAGGGAAAGTGGTTCTAAGATACGAAGATGAGAGGATGGAAGAAAAGAAATTCATGGTGACAGAACGCCTGACTGTAAAGGACATTACAGAGATTGGAGGCAATAATCCGTTTGACGACATAATGGAAGCAGAGCAATAGTCTCAGTGGAAATATTAAGAAAAAAGGAGAAAAAATGCTAATAATGATTACAAATAAGTGCTTTGAAGACTGCCCACACTGCATGGAGTGCTCCAATCCAAACGGACAGCACATGGATATTGAAACTTTCCGTAGGGCAGTAATGTTCGCGAAGTTTATCGGGAGCAAATTAGTTGGAATAAGTGGAGGGGAACCGACTACGCATCCGGAATTCTTCAATTTCTGTAAGATAGTAGACGAAGAGAAGATGTTATTCGTCATTATGTCTAATGGTACATGGTGCTTAGAAGATTCTTGGAACAAAGACATACCAAAGACGGAAGCAGAAATCAAAAAAATACATGGTTTTAGGTGGTTCGTTATGATGCAAATCTATTCGAATAAGGCATTCTACAAAGACTATGAGGCAATAAGAGCCAAAAAAGACTATTTCGCATCGTATGGTAGGATTACCTTTTGTGATGATGAAATAATAGCCATGAAAGACCTGGGAAGAGCCAAGAAATGTGAATTGGCGCAAAAGATGTGTGAGGAAAGCAAATACTATATGTCGTGTGCCAATAGCGCGTTGGTGGCCAGACAGGTAAAGACACCTGTAGAATATGGCAGAACAATAGAGGACAGCCTATACGAATTTTGCCATCCCATGGTGGATTTTAAGGGCGATGTTCATCTATCAGAATCATGGCATTGCCAGTCTGTCGGCAATGTTGCCAAAGACCCATTTGAAACAATATGGGAAAATATTAAGACATACAAGCCGTGCGGGGGATGCAAAGACTGTGAAAGATTTTTTAGGTCAGACAACCCAGGCGTAGTACATGCAAGAAAGTTTCTTACTAAGTGACAACATTATGAACGATTTAATAACAGAAGAAGCAAGGGAGCAGGCCGAATGCTATTTCTGCCACGAGGATTGTTCCAAATGTCCTCACCATGTACACGATTGGGAAGTTTATTATGGGCATGTACTGGAACTTGGCCCGGACTATTGCGAAATTGGTAAAAGAAAAGATGGATAAATATTATTATCTCCGATATCTTTTTGGAAAGGGATACGCACTGGAATCCGCCGACGTGCAAATTGTAGGCGAAAGTCCAAAAAGATATAAAATAAGGCTACAGAACAGCTGGGTCGGACGGCATCCGCCCGGCAGCGAGCTGTGGGTCTCAAAAGGTAAAGTGGAGGTCGAAAAACCACCTGTCGATCTCTCTGAGCAATGGTGGCAAAATTAGATTGTAAAACAATACAGAGAAACGGCAGCTGGTGCGAATCGGCTGTCGTTTTCTGTTTTAAAATCAAAACAAAATGGAACATATTATGAGTAAAGCTGCCCTAGAGGCATGCACGGAACCCGTGGAAGTCCACGCAGGCTTCTGGAAAATCACCAGTAAGGTATATGACGACTTCTATGCAGTCGGTAGAAATGTTGAAGATGTTATCGACAACTATCAAAGAAAAGTAAAGATAACACTCGCCAAAATGGCCGTTATCAAACGCCGTGAGGAAAACCGCCGAGAATCGGCAGAAAGGAGAAAGAATGTACGATAACAATAAAGAAAAAGGTCTAAAGGGCCTGTTCTTGATTATCATCTTCATTTTGTTCGGAGTAGTCTTAGCAACACTGATAAGATAATGGAAGAACTAGTCAAAGCATACAGAATCACTTCTACCGAGTATATAGCCAATGAGCCGATGGTCTTCCTGCTCAAAGATGGCAGATATTATGGGGATTTGAGTTATCCGATAAGAGACAAATTCCCAGCAGAAGTGTACCATTGGTATGAAGCCCAATGCTCCGATGCCGGAAGGCATTTCAAGGTCGAAGAGGTCCTTCTAATGAAAGAAAATGTTTTGTGGTTAGAACAGGTAACTGAAGAAATAACTAAATATAAATCCTGGATCACCAAAAACATCATTTCTTTGGAGACGGGCCAAAGCAGAGTATATACTTTGCAAACAATCCAAAGAATGTTCATAAAAACACTTCCAAAAACTGAAAATCATGCATAGTAAAATTTATCAGATCGGACTAGAGCCGATGACGATTGAAAGTTATGTTCATCCGGATTTCTTCTATGAGAACAGCAGCGACTTTGCTGACTACATAGGGGACGAAATATACGGAGAAAAACGGGAAAAGGTAGTGAAACACCTTCCGGACTTGTTTCCTGGTGTTCTTGAATATGTTGCAGATAGTACTCTAAAATACAAGAGTGTAGATAACTTTATAAAAAAATGGGTAAAGGAAATCAAAGAACTGACAAAGGATTTGACACCAGAGAATCTTTTGAAAGAATCCCGTAGGCTTCATTTGGTAAAAGTACTCGATAAGACACATTTGTGTCTTGAATCTAGATTCTTTATCGAAAATGATAACGGTTATGCAGGCCCTGCAAGTGACTTGATAGGGTTTCTTTCTAATCAAAAAGAAGGAACTCTTATTTATGTCGGCTCAGTTATTGACTTCCGTTACTAAAAATCAAAAGAAATGGATACGAAAGATTTAATAATGCTCAATCTAGGTATTGGCATAGCAGATACCATTCTCGACAGAATAGTCGAAAAGTTTGATGTTGAACTAGAGGATGCCGATATAGAAGTAGCCATAAGAAGTAATTACTATGAACTCGGGAATGTCGGCAATACGCTTATCAGGTGCCTTTACGAAAAAGTGATTGAAAAAGGTGTTGGGGAATACGGACTTATAAGGAGGCTATTCTCATATTATCTCAATATGTCGGACAGCCATCTTTGCTATAATGGCAAGGAACTTTACGGTATAGAAGATCTCGAAAACTTACAATTTGAAAAGCCAGAAGATGACAACGTTGAAGATAACAACAATACGGCCAACAATGATGAGACAATGCTATATCGGTCTGAAGTTTCAAAACTACCTTTCGACAACATAAGAGACCTTTACAACGATTTAGAAAACTGGAAAGAGAAAACATTAAGAATCGCTGAAAGAATGCCATATTAATAACAATAAAAACAACTAAAAATGACAGAACAAGAAATAATAACCAAGGCTGATGAAATAATGAGTATGTTAGTAAAGAAAGCTTCCGACTATAATGCTCATAATGCCAAATTCCTACATATCGGAGAAAGTTTTTTCTTGGGTGTTGACCCTTTCATTATGATTAACATCAGTGTGTACAATGGGGTTGACAAACTAGAAAAGGGTTCAGTATTTTCCGATTATATACTAATCGCAAGCTTTAAAGAACCTGAAGTAGATAAGGTATTAAAGAAACTAGATGAAGCACTATGAGAAATATAACAAACAATGTTAGGTACAAGTATTCCAGTGATAAGAAACTGGAAGTAGAGGACATTGAAAACAAAGTCAAGGTCACTGTGCCCCAATGGGTTGTTTTAGGTAAGAAAGGGCGTTTTCGCGATGTTAATGGCATTCTCGAAATGCTCCAATATTATTACAGCAAAGACCACGAACCTCATTTCAACATCTGTGCCCAACTACCAACATTGGAAATTGTCTACTTCAATGAGGGTCAGTATCAGATGGACCCTCTCTGTTATAGAGAAGCCTATAATCCACAAATGGTCCGTGAGGCGTACGAGAAAGTAAGGGAAAAATATGTCCGGGCCTGGACTGAAGAAGTAAAACCTTTTCAACAATGAAAGATGACAAAAACGGAACCTCAACTTGCAAAGCAGGTGAAGAAAAATACGAAGTTTACAAATCCGCTTCTGGGAAAAAATTGGTACAATATGATTATCGTCATACAAATGGCATGCTTTTCTCTTGTGTTGGATGGACTTTGGTTGAATGTAGAAAAGCACGTAAGAATTGGCTATTAGACATTGATCCTGATGCAATAGAATAAGTACTCTAATAAAAAACAAATCTTCAAATACATTACAAAAAAAATGAAGAAGTATAAATATGAGTTACAAGCAAAAAAGACAAAAGAGGCTGTAGAATGCGAAGGTGTAATAGAAAATATAAACGAAGCAGTGGAGTTTTGTCGTCGCTTTTATTTCGATGATATAAACATCTTCGAATCTTTTTTCATAGTCTTAATGAAGAATAAGAACATTGTCGGATGGGCTAAAATTTCCCAAGGGGGTGTTGGAAGTACGCTAGTAGATGTGAAAATCATTGCAAAATTTGCAATCGATACATTATGCACTTGTGTCATCCTTTGCCACAATCACCCAAGTGGTGACTTGAAACCATCCGGCCCAGACAAACAATTAACCAAACAAACTAAAGAAGCTCTTGCATTGTTCAATATTCAGGTGATTGATCATATAATTCTAACAGAAACAGATTATATGTCTTTCAAGGAAAATGGATTGATGTAAAACTCAAAAAAATTCGTCAAATTATGGAAGAAATAATCAAAACATATCTCGACAGCAGAGCTGCATCCGACCCTTTGTTTGCTCAAAGGTATGCCAACCCACAAAAGAGCATCGAAGAATGCTGCCGATATATTGTCGGCGAAGCTTACAAGAAAGCTACCCATGTAAGTGGCGTTACCACAGCATTCCTAGAAGATGCTGATGTCTTGTCATTGGCAGTCCACTACTATGATGAAGATAAGATAGAAATCACTGAAGTATCTGGTAATGCCGTCCCTCTTTATAACGGGGCTAAATACGAACCCACAGAAGAGGACAAGGAAAATGCACGAAAGGCAGCTCTGGAACAACTCCAACAACAGGCCTATAACGAACTTCATGGAAAGAAGAAAGTTTTAAAGCCAACAACAGAAAACAACAATCAAACGTCATTATTCGACTAATTTCATGAACAGCACTACATATAATAAAGATAATGAGGTCCAAATGATGTTGGACAGATTCGACCAAGTCTCAACAAAAGACAACACGACAATCATACCACTTTCAACGTCTATTAAATTTATGTGCAAATGCGGGTGCATGAAAGTAGAACATTTTGCTGGACCTTTTTACAAAAAGCATGAAAAATACTTTGTCAAATTATGTGACAATCATAAACTAGACTTTAAACAACCTGATTATGAAAGCAAATAATAGGATTGAGCGTGAATGTATGTCGATTTCACAATCATTATCACCTTTGACCGAAAAGCAAAAGAACTATGCTTTTCAACATTGCTTCAAACACCAGGCAGTATGTATCAGCCAAAAAAACGGTATCTACTTATGTCTGGATTGCGGTCAAAGCTTTCAGGGTTCTAAAAATGCCAAGAGGGTTATCTGTCCTCATTGCCACCAAAAACTTACTACTGATGGCGTTAAAAGACTTTTCTTACAATATCAGACTTTTCAATTGATTACGGTAAAGAATGACTGGCAGATTATACGTACCTTCTTTGTAAAGAAATGGACACGTCAGAATTCTGAGGCTCAATTTTTTATTGAGGAGGGATCACAAAGGTTTATGAAACCCGGTCAGAAAGACGTAGTCATAGCTCGAAATCTAGGTGCGTATGGCTGTGACTTTTTATGGAATACGCCTATGTCCATTAAGCGGAATGTTTATAATCAATTATATGACATATGGGCCACAGTTATATACCCTTACAAACGTTTTCTACCTTTTGTCAAAAGAAATGGCTATTGCCAATGGTTAAGTCGAAACATCAAATTTTCTTCTGTCTTTCATCTTCTTCAAAGTCCACATTACGAAACATTAGCCAAGTGCCAAAGATTTGATATTTGGGAAAACGTATATCGTGAGTATATTGAAGAGGACTATTGGTTCCAAATCAAGATGATTATGCGAAATAATTATTATCCTGATTTAAACCTTTGGATTGATACTCTCCGAATGGGAAAAAACTTGGGTTTCGACATCCGTTCTCCTAAATATGTCATGCCGACAGAACTACAGCATTGGCATGATTCTTTAGTTCGTAAGCAAAATAAAAAGAATCGATTAGAAGAAATACGCAAACATAATGAGGAAGATATGTTGTATCAGGAAAAATATAAGGCATATCTATCCAAAATCATTATTGCTGGTGACATCGTTATCCGTCCACTGCAGAATTATGCTGAATTTTTCGACGAAGGCGAAACCATGCATCATTGTGTGGCTAGTTACTTCAATGAGAAAAAAAGCCTAATCCTGACAGCCAGATGCCATGGCAGCCGTGTGGCCACTATCGAATTCTCACTAGAAGATTTCGAAGTAAAACAATGTCGTTCTTTCTGTAATGACATACCCAAACAGTACGACCTTTTGGTCAAGGCTGTAAACGACAACAGAAACTTATTCAGAAACACAATTTAATCTCAAAAAAAACATCATGGAAAATTTAGAATTTTTGGACTTCAAAGTCCCTCAGAACAAGGTTCAAGACATCACTATCGAACAGCTCCGCGACACCCACATCGAATATGATTATATGGGCCGGCCCATGAAACAAATTCGGCACTGCGAACTCTTTGACAATATTATCAACGAGGTAAAAACTGTAGGTTATAATCCTCAGGTCATGGACTTGTTCATCGCTAACAGCGGCGACCGTGCTACTCCTGGCATTAGCTTTTATCCAGAGGTCGGCGAACGCTATGGCCAATTGGCTTGTAAAGCTTATGTCGTCCGCAGAGCTTTCCTCAACCTTAACCTCACCGATTTCGACACCGATGAGTTTACCACCAACATCGCTGTTTCCTATCACCAGGGCGGCATACAGGTCGGTTTTGGTCAGAACGTCAAAATCTGCCACAATCAATGCATGCTCAATGCCGACCAATATGTAGCCACTTATGGCGATAAAAAATACAGCAAAGGCCTCCCCATTGAGAAAGTGATGGAGGTAATTCGTCAATGGCTTGTCAACGCTCGCGAAAAGGTGCAGTCTGAACGCGACTGTATCAAGCGAATGCAAGAAATGGAAGTCCCCATGCCAGTATTTACCTATCTTATTGGCGAACTTCAAATCCTAAGGGTAAGAGTTGATAGCCGTAATTCAAAGATAAAGGAAAAAGGCATATACTATCCTCTTTCCCAAACCCAGATCAACACTTTTACCGAAAGGTGTCTCGACTTCTATCACGACCACAATAGGGTTTCTGTCTGGGACCTCTACAATTGTGCCACTTATGAGTACAGCGACCACTCTATGGACATTCCTAAGATTCTCCCTCAGAACATCGAAATGGTGGAATTTCTCGACAAATACTTCCATTTCCGCACACCTGGTGAACCCTCTGCACTTCCATTTGCTCAAGTCCAAGAGTTGCATCAGCGCGAATTGGTCTATACTCCTTTTGAAGAAGTAAGTTAATTCATAGTTTTCCATTTTGTTTCAATGGGGAGCTGGAAACGGCTCCCCTTTTTAATCTAGTAATTATGTTTTTACGTATTTTAAAAGGTCATGTTGCTGTCACAAAAGCCAAAAAAGACTCTTATTTTGATGAAACTGTTCGTTATTATTTGAAAGCAGTTTTTCTTGGCAATGCATTAGTCATGGAATATGGCGACAAAATTGTTGGAATAGCCAAACTCCATGAAGAAACAGAAAAATACAAAGACTATGATGTCGTAGTAGCCCAACGCTGTATTCCTGGCCATGAGAGAGTTGTTCGCAGCATCAAAGACATGATTGGAAAAAGCAACAAGTTTTCATTCACTCCTACAAACAAACGTAGAAAATATTATGTTGAATTAGTTGATACCGATATTCTACCGATAAAAGCAGAATTGGTATTTTCAAAAATCTAGTTTTATGCCACCAAAAGAAAGAAAAGTCATAGCTATGCGCCATTCTACTTCTGCTCCGGAAGAATGTGTTCTTATCAAAGAAGAAGATGCCAATCATTGTGCCGTCCGATTTAATGATGGCATCGAATGCACTGCAGTTTATAATTGTTTTACCGGCTACTACTATGCCGATGATAAATACGGACTCTTAAATAAATAACAATGTTCAATATCAGTTTTTCAGACCCTAAAGAATTCAACGAATTTATTAAACAATGTTGTGTCATACCTAATAGAGAACCTAGGAACACAATCGTCGAAGTAACTCCTGCTCCCAAAAAAGAGCCAAAGACAGTAAAACAGATGTCAACTTCCAGAACACTCAGCGAACGCGAAAGAGATGCTGCTAAAATCCATTGGGAACAGGTCCTAAGGAGGTTTCAATGGGAGAAGGGTACTAACAGCGAATCGTATCTGGCATCTCAAACAAAAGAATGGCTACCTATTGCTCACAAATGGTATGCCTCTCTTTCTGACAAAGAAAAGTACGCTATTATGCGCGGTCCAGATGTTTCAACCTATAGCCAATGCGATGCAGCTTGGGATAGGTTGTCCGATTACGAAAAGGCTAGCCTTTGCCATCGGGCACACAAGTTTCCCACTTTTTTCGGCAAAATCAAAGAGGAATTTCTGTCAGTAGTAAACTAACAGGATTAACATATTATTAACACAAAAGTTTATCAAAATGTACAATAAATGTTCATTTTTATCGTTATCTTATCAGATTATGTTTAGAAATGAAGAAGGAATTAATAGATTACAGAAAAACTGTTCTCGAAAATTACGAGAACTTGCGGTTGGGCAAATCTAACTGTATCCCGTTCTCTTTCGAGAAACTCAGAAGTTATTATCCCGGCCATGACCGTGGTATGCTGCTGGGGGTTACTGGGTCCGCCAAAAGCGGTAAGACTTCTATCGTTTCTAATCTCTTCTTTTATTCTACCATGGATTATTTGTATAAGCATAACAATGCTTTCCCATGCCATTTTCTATGGTTTTCTCTAGAAGAGCCTATCCGCAAATTCTACGCTCGGCTTGATTCTTATCTCTTGAATAAGTACTACAATATTCGGATCGACTACAATACTCTCTTGAGCAAGCTGCCCGAGAAAAAAATGCCACAGAATGTACTTGACATCTGGCTCTCCGATGAGTATAAATCATTGGTAAGCTTTTACACTACCAACGTCACTGTTGTCAAGAATAGGAAATATGCCGAGGATATACTGATGGAGATAGACCGTTTTGCGGCTCAGTTAGGCACAGTGTCTAAACAGCCCAATATGTCTTCCAATGGCCTTAGGCAAAAGATAGTCAACTACAAAAGCAATTTCCCAGATGGTTATTTCTTTGTGGTAATTGACAATCTTACCAACCTCCAGGCTACTCGTGAAGAGCATATCAAATATCAGGCCATAGAACATCTATGTTCCGAGTTGGTTAGTCTCAAAGACCTTTACAATTTTTGTTTTGTCGTAATCATTCAGCAAAATAAAAAGGAAACGGGTTCTTTAAAGGCTTTTCTCAACGACAATATTCTTTCAAACGCTGCCGGCATTCGCGATTATCCTTCATTGGAGCAGGATTGTACCGACCTTTGGGCTATTACCAATCCTGGCGAATTTCAGCAACTCCGCGAATTCCCTTCTTCGGGTGGATATGACTTGGAGGCTTTCAAACGAAATTATTTCCGTGTCCTCCAATTCGTGGTTTCCCGCAATGGCGAACCCTCGCCACCTATCCCACTTTTCTTCGACGGTGCCACTTCTCAAATCGAAATGTTGCCACCGCCTGACGATTATCTCAAACTCAAAAATTATTACAACAAAATTAATAACTTCTAAAAACAAAAATTATGCCTTTAGTAAAAAAAGAAGAACCCATGCCAATTCTTCCTGTGATTGTTTTATTGTATGGAATGCCTGGTTCGGGCAAAACCTCAGTGGCCACCACGGCCAAAAACCCTGTCATTATCGACACCGATCGTGGTTCCCAACGTGCCGTTCAACGCGTCGATACCTTGTATGCTAACAATTGGGAAGATATCATTGGCGAATATAACAACGGCACTTTGAATGCCTATAAGACCATAGTGATTGATACAGCGAAAGGGATGCTCGACGATTTTATCCAAGATTTCGTCGAACGTAAGGACGAACGTCTCAAAAAGAATTCGCTCAAACGTTTTGGAGAAATGGGCGATGTATTCAAGGATTTCGTCTCTAAACTTCAGAGCCGTGGCTGCGACTTGGTGTTTATCTGCCATGACAAGGAAGAAAAGGATGGTGACATTACTACCCATTCTCCGGACTGCACTGGACAGTCCAAACAATTGCTGGTCCGCAAAGCCGATCAGGTAGGCTATGTCGGCTACGATGCGAATGGCAAAAGAACCATAAACTTTGGCCCTCGCTATAATTTCATCTCTAAAGATGTGGCCGAACTTGGCATTGTGCCTGTGCCGGAGTTTGGCACTGCTGAGTACTCCAATTTCATGGAGCAGTTGATTAACTCTGTCAAAGAGAAAATCGCCAGCCGCGACCAAAACCAGAAAGCGCTCCTAGACAAACTATCAGAATTGCGCCAGTTCCTCGCCAAGGCCGACAGCGAACCCGAAATTGAGACACTTTTAGACAGCTGTAAGGAGTTGCCAACGATTCAGAAAATTCCTTTCTTTGAGGAGGTCAAGAACGAACTAGCCAAAAAAGGCTGGACTTACGACAGCAACACCAAGAAGTTTACTAAAACTGCTGCATGATGAAACCCAAGATCAATGTGACGCAACTTGAACAATTCCGCCGGTACATGTCCGGTCATTATGACTATATGACTAAAGAGGACATGATTGAGACCATGACGGGAGAGTTTCAAGGCAATACTAAGACACGCATTGGTTCCGCTCTCCACCTTATCGTGGAGAGTGGAGCCGATGATTTAGAGGTTGTCGGTAAAGGAACCCGTACTTATACCTACTATGGCAAACCTGTTACAGAACTTCTGCCAGGAGGCTATGTTGTGACTATTGATGAGTATAATGTCATCTTTGACCCCAAACAGGTTGAGACGATTTTATCCTACAGAAAGGAACATAGTCAGGTCTTTCATGAGGTCAAAACAAGTGTCGACTATGGCAATGCTATCCTTACCGGTATGGCTGACATTATCGAAGGCATGGAAATACGCGATATGAAAACAAAGTTTTCTACCCCCAACGATTCTGATTATATAGATTCAGTCCAATGGATGGCATATCTCGATATGTTCGGTGCCAATCGGTTTTCTTTCGACCTTTTTGAATTTGTCGGATATGATGAAGCCAAACACGGCTATGATGTCCGTAATTTGGAACTCTGTATTAGAGAGCCTATAGTGCTCTACCCTTTCAAAAATATGCACCAAAATATAATCAACCTGCTAGATGAACTGTTGGATTGGTGCAGAAATAACAATATTGAATTAAAACAAATAGAATTATGATTGGCCAAGTACAAAAACAAGAAAAACCCCAATACGACAGGGTCCTTTACATCGGCACTGCAGTCTGCCATGTTGCCGGTGTCAACGTCGATGATGCTATGTTTGAGTCTATCATGGGCTACAAAAGGAAAGAGACATTTTCACCATTAGTTTCTTACCAAGATGATAGTGGCAAGTCTTTCCTCGGTGCCCAATTCGAAGTAATATTCAAAACTGTGCCTTCGCTGAACAACAATATTAGCACTACTTTTATCAAAAGGTTCATTGTCTTCAATTACAAGAACACTTCCAAAACAGGTAAAGTTCAGGCTATTGATCGTTTCGGCAGAGACTGTTGGATTACTCCTCAGGAATTGATGCAAACATCCCAACCTCTAATCGGTTTAAAAAGGGATGGTAGTAAATTCCTCCGTCAAATCGAGGCTGCTTCAATGCGACAAGCCTATCGTGGCGAAGCCCAACTAATGCAATTCTTGTCAGCCTTGCTTTTCAACGAAGATGTCAGCAAATTTGAAAAACAAGACGACCGGCATGTATATGTCGGCGAAAGAGAAGACAAAGAGAAATACTTTTGTCGTGTCGACAATATCGAAAAATTCTTCAATGGCCAACTCAACGAGGTCTTAGCACCTATTGCAATGGCTAAAGAGAATATGGTAAAAATCTGCGTCGGCATTCAGGAATACGACGGCAAATTCTATCAACGTGTCCATGACTGTATTCTCAGACCTTATGAAAACACCAAAAAGCTAGAGCGTGCACTTATGGATGGTGCTAAGTATGACAACGCAAAATATGAGACTAAATCACTCCATGTTTATCAAAGAGACAACTCGAATACTGATACTGAAGCCATAGCCTCAACAGCTACGGCAAATGTACAAGCAACGTTGACAGAAAATGATTTACCATTTTAATTGAATTTTAGGGCGGCCTTATAAACTTACCTTCTTCTAAACATAAAAACTTGGCCGCCCTTTATTTTTTAATATTAATTGATTATGTGCAATATAACTAAGAAAGAATTCCTTGAAACTGCTCCAGAGGTTCTAAAAGAGGCTGGAGTCAAAGACGACAAAGTCATCAATGCTTTAATGATGCTGACTTTAAAATTAGAATATAATAATCACATGCCAAATAAATTACAAGAACTATAAAATAAAAAGATCATGTTTTTAGAAGACAAATTAAATAACGTATTAGAGCGACACAAAGAAATTAAAGAAAAATTTGGAGTCGATGCAGGTAGTGATGATGACCTACTTAATGCTATGATTGACCATATAGCAGAACGTTTAACAACCAATATGTCAACTGACAACGCTTTACAGTTAGTTAGGCAAACAGACAATGTTTGGCGTTCTTTTGCCAATAAAAACAACTTAAACCCAGATTTCTTCCGCAACGGATACATCATTCGTCGGTGTGCGAAGATGCCTGGTGCCAACGGGTACTTCAAAATAACTAAAGAAGAAATAAAAAAATATGGTCAAAATTGACATAAAAGACCTGCGTATTGATAACTTGGTTTACTCCTCATTTACCAAAACTCCATGCAAAGTAACTGGAATAATATTGGATGAGAGCGGATATGGTGTTTGTAAGGTTACTGGAGTGAATGGGTATAAGGACGTTGAATCTTTGTCACCTATTCCCCTCACCAAAGAAATCTTGGAAAAAAACTTCAAATATTCTGTTTGTAACGAATATGATTATTACGAATTAGGTGAAGAGTTTTGCTTGAGAGTTATAGACTCCGAGTTCTTTTTATGCTATTGGGAAGATATTGAGTATTCAATCTATCAATGCCCTAAGTGCATTTATAGCATTGATAGTGTACACCAACTCCAAAACCTCCTCCGAGAATTGGGAATTGAAAAAGAAATAACAATCTAAAACGATAAGATTATGAAACTGATAGACAAAGCCGCTGTTATTGCGGAGGTTGATAAATTAACCAACTCGTTGCTAAAGAGTTGTAATCCAAATCCACTTGGGACAATGATAGAATGTTTGTCCGATGCTGAAATCGAGGCTTTATCCATTGTGAAAGATTCAATCGAAGGTATCAATACGAAAGAGGTGGACTTGGAAAATGAAATAACAGATTATATTAACAGATATTATCACATCAGATTTGACGAAACCCTCGAAAGAGGGAACGACCCTCTTACAACAAAAGATTTTGAAGAAATTGCTAAATATTTCTTCGAACTTGGCTTAAAACAATCATCAGATGAAGTTAAAATTGGTGAGTCTCAAATCTATCTTAACGATGATGGTGGAGAACCGCCTTATGATGGTAAGCAGTGGCTTGACCTCAGTTGCACGGAATATGAAATTCCATCAGACAAGTTCCAAGACGGTGACAAAATCGAGATTGTCATTCGTAAAATTAAGAAAGGAAAATGACCATGGAATACAAAGTAAATGATGTATTTAAGTTCAGATTTAATGAATCGTATATCGAAAATCATTCCGCAATTAGTCCTTACCATTGTTTTGACGGACAATTAATAGTTAAAGACAAAGGCGATGGAACTTTATTGTTTTATGATACTTATTATAGCACATCCAAATATTTCACATTCGAAGAGTTAAATAAGATTGGGACTTTCGAATTTGTCTGTAATTTGGACGATGTTGTTGATTGCTCTGAGTCAGATAGAAGGTACTACAAAGACGAAGATATTATCGACTTGTCTTATCAACATGGCTGTTGCAAATGGTTTGTGAAAAAGAAAACAGCAAAACGTTCAAGGGAAGTTATGCTTAAATATATTGCTAATGCAATAGCCGAAGATAATAGAGAAATAAAAAATCTGAAGGACAACATTGAAAGATATAAAGAGAAAGAGTCTCTTATCAATGACCCAAATACCAATTTGGAGGAAATTTATATTCCAATAAAATAAACATATAAAAAGAAGAATAACTATGTATCACTATACAACTATAGAACAAAGTAAGAAATTAGTAGAGTTAGGATTGAATCCTGATACTGCTGATATGTATTATTTTTGTGACCCAACCCCTGCTGGTAATGTAATGCATCCAACTCTTATCATTGTAGAAAAATATCTTCATAGTAGACTTCCTGAATATGATAAAGGAGATATACCTTGTTGGTCTCTTGGAGCATTATTAGAGTTGATGCCTAAAGCTCAAGAGGATGGAAATAACGGAGAAGTTTATCCTATTGTATGTAAATCATTGAAAAATGATACATGGAATTGTGTTAATAGAAGTACTTTACATATAACCAAAAGTTATGCAAGTCCAATTGATGCTGCATTTGAAATGATATGCTGGCTTCTTGAGAATAATTGTATGAAGAAAGAAAAAACAAAAATGAATCCAAAAATCATGAAATACTGCACCGGTAGTGCTCACTTTGAGGAATCAGGCAAAGATTCTGAGCCTACTATCTGCTCCATACGGTCACGCTGTATGCGTTATCTCGCACAATGCAATCTAAAGAACAATGCTGAATCAAAAAAGGAATACCTCTACATCAACGCTGCCGACTGTATGGAAAGAGATAACATACTACAACTAACAGCAGAAAACAAACAAAAACACACCCCCAACCTATGAAAAAATATATATCCCAGGCCATCCTGGTTATACCCCAGGCCATCCTGGTAATTGTAGTTATAATCTTAGGCATTCGTAGCAACTCTAATCCGGGTCCCAATAGCCTACAACCCGCCTCACTGGAAAGCGGCATCGACCTATCTACTTCCTCAGAAGTATCTGAGACCCCCGACACAAACATCATCGACCTCGAAGTCGAGTGGGCCGCTCTCTCGCGTCTCGCGCATGCTTTTGCTTTGGTGGAGAGTAACGACAACCCCAACGCTTACAATCCTGCCGAAAATGCTGTCGGCCTCCTGCAAATAAGACCTTGCATGGTCGCTGAAGCCAACCGCATCATCGGCGAAGACATCTATACACTCTCCGACCGCTGGGATTCCCTAACCTCAATCGCCATCTTCCACACCGTCATGATGGTAAAGAACCCAAGCCTTGACGTAAATAAAGCCATAGAGATATGGAACCCCAACGCCAGCCGTGATTATAGTAACCTCATTAAATCAGTGTACTACAAAAATTAAAAAAAATAATTATGGAAATCAAAATAAACATTGAAGATTACCTCTCTAATGAAGAGATTAAAGAGGAATGTAAGGCAGCAATTAGAAGTGTAATAGTATCACAATATCGCGATGAAGTTGCAACTAAACGTCTTATTAGCAATCTGTCTTATGAAATTGTATTTGACTCAATTTCCAAAACAATCAATCAAGACGCATCTGAACTTGTTAGAAAAAATGTTCTTGAGATTTTAGGTGATAAAAGTGCATACCGTTATCTAATATTTAGACGTAAAGATTGCGTTTCCAATACTGATAGTAAAGCGTGTATTATTTTGGATGAAGTGGTTGAAGGGGCAAAAGATGTTATCAAAGAAAAGGTATTGGAAGCCATTAACAAATATGACTTTGGCAAATCGAGTGATATTTGCCAAAGAATTGAAGATTGTTTCGCTGAAATCATCGAAGAACGAATTTTTAACAAAAAAACGAACTAATTGCGGTGAAAAACACAAATCTATAACCCCTATCACATCTATGACATCTATCAATCCCCAACCCCTAGTCTCCCCCACCGTCGCAGTCACGTTCTCAAAGCGCGACTGCGACGAAGACCTGCGCAACGTCCTTAGCACCTTACCTCTCCATCAGCGGCTGAATATGACCTACGTCCCTCTATTGGCCAAACAGTACTGCGCAACCATCTGCGGTCTTATCTGCGACCTCCTGGCCGCTTCTAAGGTCTCCGACGAGAAGAAAACGGTACGTCAGTACCGCAAAGCCTATGCCGATTGGCTGCACAGCTACCATGCTGCCGATATGCCGCCACAGGCCGAGGAATGCATTATCACCCTATCTGGGTGGTTCGCTGAAGACAAACTTAAGCAACATATCAGACTGCTGCATTTCGCCTACTCCAACGCCCTCAAACGCGATTTTGGCGGCAAGATGCAGTCCAACACCGACGATCTCTTCGCCTATGTCCTCGCCACCCGCGCCCTTGCCAACGTGACCCTGGATTTCGACGAGCAAAACAAACAGCTTATCAACTCTCTTGTAGGTGCCCCCTGCGTCCGAAGCAACATGCGTGACTTCACCCGCACCATCCGCGACTTCTGCACCACGCTTCTTGCCCATTTCTTCGGCCATGACATCAACCCAGTCAATGGCAATATCAAACTGGGTATTCAGACGCTCCACAACGACCTCCGGGCCTACGACACTGCCGAAATGCTTTCGCAGTTCTGGGCCCGCAAGGCTCGTGCCGAGGCCCATCACGACTGCCCAGTCGACCGCTGTGGCATCTGCCCCGGCTTCACAACTTGTAAAACCTTAAAATCAACTAGAAAGGACTTCTAAATGAAACATAACGAATCAAAACTCCAATCCGCTTGCGTCTGCTGGTTCCGACTGCGATACCCTGAGTTCGCAAAACTCCTAATCTCCGTCCCCAACGGTGTGGCCACTACCGCCACGCAAGGACGCATACTCAAGGCCGAGGGCATGGTAGCCGGAGCCTCCGACCTCCTCCTGCTCCTCCCCAATAGGAACCATCCTTTTCTGTGCATAGAATTTAAAACGGAAACAGGCCGTCAGTCCAATGCCCAAAAAGATTGGCAAACCGCAGTCCAATTCCACGCCATGGCCCGTTACGCCATCGTCCGCTCATTCGACGACTTCATGGCTCTCATCCAAGATTACCTATCAAATCTATAACATCTATAACATCTAAAACATCTAGAAAATGATTGAAGAAAAAATAAAAAAACTAGTCAAGCTTGAATTATTTGATGGAGATTTAAAATACTTCGAGCGTGCTATTGCTTCTGTAGAAGACCAAAAGCAGCTTGAAAGGCAAATAGTAAATCATTCTTTGTCGCTAGACCATGACAGATTGTTCGCCAATGATATAGACGATACAATTAAATACATTTCCGAACTAAAGGAACAAGGTTATACCTCAATTTCTGAGGTGTGGTATGGTTATGAAGATAATAATTTCGAAGCTGACAAATACGAGCAAGAAACTGATGATGAATATGTAAATAGATTAGGTTCTTTATTAGAAAAAGAAATCATAAAGATTAAAGAAAAAGTGGAAGAGTCAATAAGAAAAAGTGAAGAAATTAAACGTCTTGAAAATAGAATAAAAGAACTCAAATCAGAGCTATAAAAAATAATAAAACAATTGATAACACATGGAAAACAACCTTAATCAAACTGATTCATACATTCTTCGTGAACAATTGCTGTACGATGAGAAGTATGTACACGAAGCTCGAATGAACCTAATCTATGATGAGACTGTCATCATGCTTGTACAAAGGCTTGGGTGCCGCATCTACAAAGACGGCGATAGTTGGTGCTGCCTTTACGGTGAGAACATCCAAGAAGGTATTTGTGGATGGGGTAACACCCCTTATCTAGCCGCTTTAGATTTCCGCAAAGAATTCATGGGCGAGAAAGGAGTAAAATGAGTATAGAAACATGGTCTGACGAAGGCGAACTGATATGCCCTTACTGTGGTCATCATCACAAGATTGACCATACGGAAGAATTTGGAAACAATGAATTAGAGTTTGATGACGTTGAGTTTGTCTGCCCGAAATGTGAGGAGACATATCTTGTGTCGCAAATGGTTCAATTCACCTACGAAACATTTAAAAAGGAAAAACTATGAAATCACCAAAAGTTATCTATCTTCAAGTATGCGGCGATTGCCAAGACAACGACTGCGAAAAGTGTAATTTTGACAACCTCTCCGAAGTCACGTGGTGTAAAGACCGCATCAATGACAATGATGTCGCCTATTTCAGCGAAGAGACTATCCGTGAAATGCTCCGTGAGGAATACAAGATGGCAAATAACTTCATCCGTTTAGCGTCCAGAGTCAGAACACCGATAAACGGCGACATCATAGAAATAGATAATAGTATTGAATCTGCTATAAAGAAATTGAAAGGAGTCAAAAAATGAACAAAACATCTATCGCCTGGACCGAGAGGACTTTTAATCCCGTCACAGGCTGCACCAAGTATTCGGCAGGTTGCGTCCACTGCTACGCCGAGACATTGACCAAACGTTTCCCCAAGGCGTTCCCGAATGGTTTCGATGTCACCCTCCACCCAGAACGTTTGGACGAACCGAAACACGTTAAGAAGCCAAGTATGTTTTTCGTCTGCTCTATGGCCGACCTCTTCCACAAAGATGTGCCATTTGAGTACATCGACCGCGTGATGCAAACTATAAGAGACTGCCCGCAGCACACATTCCAAATTCTCACCAAGCGCACAATCAGAATGCGAAACTATTTCCTTACGAGATTTGTCCCTCGCAACGCTTGGATAGGCACGACCGTTGAGAGTAATAAACAAATTGGACGGATAAAATTATTATCGGGAATAGGTATCTTTGAAAACGCCAAGCATTTCCTCTCCTGCGAGCCACTGCTCTCCGACCTAGGCACCCTCGACCTCTCCGGCATCGACTGGGTGATAGTCGGCGGCGAGTCCGGCAACCAGGCACGCCCGATGCAGAAAGAATGGGTGCTGAACATCAAACGCCAGTGCGATGAACAAGGCGTTCCGTTCTTCTTCAAAAGTTGGGGACGCTATGGAGAGGATGGCAAACCATGCCCCAAAGACCAGCGCGACCTGCTGGACGGTGTAAAATACCAGGCCTACCCGAAAGGGTGGGAGAAAGGAGAATAGCCATGCAAAAAATAGGATTCTGTGACCGCTATGGTCTAACCAAAGCCGTACTCAACGGCACAAAAACAATGACGCGGCGTGTAATAAAAGATGTGAGTATGATACAGCTTCTTAATGAACTGGAAGAAGACGACAAGGTCTACACGCAAAATGCAGATATAGAAATTATCAAAGAAAAAATTGCCCGCTACAAACTTGGCGAGATCGTGGCCGTGGCACAGAGCTATAGTACGATATTGAAAGAGTTGGAAGACCCTCATAACTTTACATGTATGGAGCATTGGGAATCCGCAAGTTCAAAACGTGCGCACTATGCCGAATATATGCAAATGGAAGTCTGCCCAGGATGGACTAACAAGTTATTTGTTTCCTCGACAGAAATGATTCATCAAATTCAAATCGATGGTGTCCGCATCGAGAGGCTCCAGGACATCAGCGACGAGGACTGCTTAAAAGAGGGAATAATACGCAGGGACGATATGATAAACAGCCAGATGGAAGACGTTGTCAGATACACCTTTGAAAACAGCTTTGTCGGTGGCGTTTATAAAACTTATGCAACTCCGCGAGAGGCATTCGCAGCCCTCATCGAGCGTCCCGGTGTCGGTCGCAAAGGTCTGTGGCAAGAAAAACCGTGGGTGGTCGTGTACGAATTTAAACTTGTAAAGTAATGAAAATAAGAAGAAAAATCACTGCACTATATCTTGGCGAGGGTATCATCAGATACACCGTACAGAATAAATTCAAATGGTGGCAGAGGTGGCATTATGTGATGAACGGAAACTATCCACGCCTATTTAGTGCAGAAGAATTGCGACTTCTGGGAATTAAATAATAACAATCCTTATGAAACGAAGATTAAGAAAAAAAGCATATAGATGCGCTCATCTTTTTGAAGGGGATGATTTTCTTGTTACAGATGATCCATATCCTATATACAATAGAGAATTTTACTGCACAATAGGAAAATTCGACTGGACTTGGGGAAATCACTATGAAGAGCAATTGCCTTGTGAAAACTGCAAGGCGTTCAAACTTTCTCGCAGAACTGTTAGATGGAAAAGAGAAATCGATAAAAGCGCAAAAAAAAGTAAACAATTCTCCAATCACATCGAAAGAAATGCCAAAAGACTTGGAATCAGTGATAATGATTATCTTGAAAAATATTACAGTATAATATAAATTCAATTCCCTATGGAAACAAAGAAACTAACCACAAAAGACCTCATGGTTGTGGATTGGGTGGAAACTCAACACGCCCTGCGCCTGTGCGGAATCAATGATAAGGAGATTGTGCTATGAGTGAATTAATCATAACATCTGATGTCATTGACCACTACAAGGATTTACTTGTGCATCCCGACAAATATGGATGTACATACCAACCCTTGCATGAGGTGTTTACCGAGTGCGAAGAAGTGACACCACAAGATAAACTTTTCAACCACTTTATCAGTTACATCAAAAAACCTCTTCCGAAAGTATTGTTCTACATAATCATGGAGCAGGAATTTGCTGCATACAAAAGTGTGGAGCCGAAAGATGAAAACGGTAAAGGTGGACGGATTGGGTATCGGTTGAAAATAAAGGAGGATTTGCTATGAGCAAAGACTACAGAATACACCCCGTGTTCGGCATACTCACAGACCCAGAAGAAATTGCCATATTTGACCGCCAACAAGCGGAAGAAGACATGGAAAGGGCTTATTGGGAAGCCCAACAGCGAGCAGAATACGAAGCCGAAATGCGAGCCTATGAAGAAGCATACAGTCAAGCAGAAAATGAATATTACTGGATGCTTTTTATGCAAGAAAACGAAATGATAACCGATTAAAACAAAGAAACAATGACAGACAAGAAATGCCCAAAATGCGGGAGCCGAAATTTTCAAATTAGTGACTACAACACTCGCGCGTACATCTACGAGGTTAAAGATGGCATCGTGGAGGCAGAGGGTATGGGTGAAGAATCGGAACACGTAAGGACGATATGCGTGTGCCGTGACTGCAACCACCAGTGGCACCCGAAACGGATTGAGTATTCTATTGACAAATAAAATCCAAGAAACAATGAATAAACGAGAATTTGAAAAAGTATTTGCCGCTGCCGCTGAAAAAAGCGGTGTGGCTGGAATGGCAAGAGATTATCAGCTTGCCGAGAATCTGCAATCCATGATGATTGATTTGCGAGATAAACTTTACCCCACCGAGCAGCCAAGCGAGGACTTGAAGAAAGAAATAGTACGTATTCTAGATGCAATTAAGTATGGTGCCAACTGGCAGAAAGAGCAGATGATGAAGTCTGCCATTGATGCTACCTGTGTAATACTCCCACCACCTGATTTATTTAAAGTTCTTATTTGTCATAAAGTGACTGATAAATTAACTGATAAGCAGAAAATTAAAATTCTAATCATCAAGGAGGAAGAACAATGACGAAACTATTGATTATTATAGCGGTCTTAATGTTCTTTATAGCCTTAACATTAGGGCTGATTAGTCGCGCATTGTACAGTATCGATGAAACATTAAAACATAAATAATCATGAGAGAAATACTTTACAGAGGCAAACGTACAGACAACAGCGAATGGGTTTATGGTGATTTATACCATAGAAAAATATGTGGCGCAATCTCGCCTACTATTCATAATATGGATTATACTGGAGGAAGTGTTATCCCATCAACCGTCGGCCAATATACCGGGCTGAACGACAAAAATGGCAAGAAAATCTTTGAAGGCGACTACTTGAAGACAAGAGCGCTCACTGGAGAGGTGTATGTTCAGGAGGTTCGCTGGACCAACAAATTCAATATCGTTGGATTCCGTATGGTTGACAGTGATGAGTATTGGGATGATTTCGACGACTATGAGGGTCGTATTGAAGTTGTTGGAAATATCCATGACGACGATATTGAAAAAATCAAAGAGGAGGTCTACAATGCTTAAAGTTGACGATACCGGACGCGGAGTCCTGCAATTCGAGTCCACGGGTGTCATCCGGCGCATACCGCTGGAGCGCCGTGGTCATACCAAGGGCGGTAAGGAATGGACGC